ATCATTGACAACAAAATCAGAATAATATTTGTTAACTAATGATAGTTTGGGAAAATCAATAAGAGGATCCAAATAGCTAAGAATATAATATTCAATTTCTACAACTGGAAAAATATAACTATTCGTATCCATTATGAATATTAGTTATATTATATTGATGATATAACAAATTAATGATTAATAATTCAATTTTTAATCAGCATCATATCTGTAATGTCCAGTACAACTTCTTAATGCCCATTTTTGATGCATGATTTAATGCATAATCATTATCAGCATGAATATCAGCTCCACAAGAAATTAATAATTTTACAACCGGTACCATTAAATACCATAATTCAAAAAATTCGAAGATATGTTCAATATTTGTGAAATAAAAACTGCCAGCAATACAATAATCCTCAATATTATCATTATATTGGAATCCGCACCTTTAAAAAATATGAAAATACATGTATTTTACATACTTTTTACCTTGTCCGCAAAGCGGCAGATTAAATCATCAGCTTCGCTGTCGATTTTATAAGGTGAGTTTGGGATTTTCAATCCCAAATTTTTCATATTTACATGAAAAAGCCTCGTAAAAATACATGCATATGAATGTATTTTTAGAGAGCCGTAAGCGAAACTTATTAGCAATGTAAAAAAAATTATTCGCAAGAACAAACACATTATGGGCTTGTCTGTGTGTGTAAGATTACACACAAAATCATTGGAACTTTATAGATGTTCAAGTTTCAATTTTTTTCACATTAAAATTTGCTTTCATATAAAATATTGCTCCAATTATCAATAATCTGGTTCGACTGATTTGGATCGACGTTCAGAGATAATCGTGGGTTTAACTTTTCTTATTGCTTTTAAAAATTGTTTATCATCGGCACTAGTTGGTTTGGCCAGTGACTTGAAGAAACATTTATTAAAAAATGGAATACTCCGACAATCGACATCTTTTGATATTTTTTGATTCCAAAGTCGATTAGTAACCTCAGCAATATTAATAAAATAATTTTTTAGGAACGGATCCAAATTATTTGATAAAATATATTTTTGGTAATTGGATGGTAATAATCTAATAATATCGGGTGTCATTGGGGAAACATACATTAATTGTTCGACCGGGGTAAAATACGTATCCAAATCATTAACTTGATATTTGGATAAATTTTCGTAAATATCCGTAAAATATTCTAAGTTAATACTATCTAGAAACATCGATAGATGCCTTAATAATGGCGCCCTTTCATGTTTATAATACCATTTATTAATATACGACGTGTCATTAAAATAGTAGTTGAATACCCATAATAATCCTTCTATGTAATCATGCATAACCGAATTTGCCTCGTCTGTTAGATTATTTTTTGAATTCAGTAATGTAATTCCAAAATAATCATTGTAGTAATCATTAATTTTATTTTTTGTTAGTATCAATGGCTGAGCATTAAATTTGATATAATATTCATCCAACATGAACATAAATTTGTAAATTTCTTTTTGGTATTCATTAAAATTTTTTTGTTTAACAATCTTTCTGTGTTTGTAATCAGTAATACTGTGTGACCAGGTATTAAGATTAATATTGAGCCATGGAAAATCTTGATATTTTCGATAATAATTTTTTAACAAGTTTATCATTTCTTTATTCGATAAATACGATGTATTAACACAATCTCCATCTATTACAACAACAGCACTTTTCTTAAGGGAATTCATAAACCGATCATTTGTTTCAAAGTAGGTAAAATTACCGTTGCGTTTAATAATATTTTTAAGTTGTTCATAATCTTGCCTAAATTTATTGAAAATTGGAACTAAATTTTCGGAATCGATTTCCACGTAATCAAATACATTTTTTATTTGTCCAATAGTGATATACTGTGCATATAAATTATTATGTTTGATAAAATCATCCTCGTCCGGTAATAAAAATTTAAAAATATTTTTCAAAAAAGTAAAATTTAAACGAAACTGCCCTAAAGTTTTTACTCTACTTTGGTTATTATTTGATCCTGGTATCCTAACTAAATAGTATTTTTGTTCCCGCAATTTTAGTAAAGTTTTAAGATACGCATCCATAATATTTTGGAAACCCTTTTTAACATTGATAGTTTCTATTTTTGGTACAAAATCATTACCAAATAATGTACTCATACAAACAATATCATAATTAATTCGATCAGTATCAAATTTGTCTTTTTCATAATTATTTGGATGATTATTTATGTAATAACTAATATTACTTTTAAGCAAATGAATATCTATTAAATCATAAATATTAACAGGACTTTGCTCGGATGTTTGTTGATTGTGCCTAAGCATAAATAATTTTTTGACTGGTAATAACATACATAACAAAATTACATCCGCATCAGGGCTATATACCATAACACTATCATTGGTATTTGGTAGATACTGATTTATATAATTTACTATCTTTTTTTCTCCTTCCCCAACTTCATACATATCAGATAAAATAATTTTCATATCTGGACGATTTGTCTTAAATTTTTGCTCAATTTTATCACTTCTCAAGTAGTTTGTTAATTTATGCATAAATGCTGTACCAGGTGTAATTTTATTTCTATTCCATTTAATACGGTATTTGGTAGCAGGATAAATATAATCATCCTGTTTTAACAAATATTCTTTGTATTCGGACAATATTTTTTGTTGGTACTGTTCTGTAACAGCACCAAGATATCTTCTTTGTTTTTGTTCTATTAATTTTCCCTTGGAAGGAACACCATCAATTGCAAGCAACAATGTTTTGATGTTTTTATTTTGGCAGTATGTTCGAATAATATGCAAAACTGTATTAATAACTGAAGTAATGATTAATTTTTCCAAAAATTTATCGGCGAAATGTTCCTTAAACATCATAATTACATCAGTTGGATCCGAATTTTGTGTTATTTTATTTTGAACATGAACCATACCATATTTTTCGAATTTTTCTGTAAAAACAATATTATTAACAGCCCGATGGTTGTATAAATTTTTCAATATTAGTTGTAAAAATACATTTATATCGGCTACAATTTTAACACTGGAAACATGAATAATGGAATTAAAATCCAAAAATAAATGATTGATTGGTAGTTTTTCAATATAATTTGATTTAATAGCAGTTGCCGTAATATCATTTTTTATAAGTGTGCCAAAAAATTCTAAAACTCCCATATTGGTTTATATTACAATAAAGATGTTTTATTTAAATTATATTTTTTAGAATCAATTTTTAAATAACTTGCATATTTATGTTTATTATAATATAACTAAAACAAAATTAATTAATAAAAAAATTCATATTTTTAAAGATGTATTAATAAAAAAATAAAACTAATATTTTTATGAATATAATTTTTATGAATATAATTTCAATCAAGTAAAAATTTTTATGCACAATTAATAATTATCTAATTTTAATGGCTGTATAAAAATGCCGCGCATAAATTCCACATTTGGAGCCTTCGTAAGCTTTTACTATTTTTTGAATTATTTAAAAATGAACAGATAAGACAATGGATCCAATTGTGGCTTCCATTGTGGCTTCTATTGTGGTATAAAAAATATTAGATCATTATTATATAATAAGTACAATGGTTGTTCACCAATGTCCAAAATGTTCGAAAATTTTCAATAAAAAATCTAATTTAACAAAACACTTAAACAAAAAAATTCATTGTGATGGAATAAATGATTCTAATTTGAAATGCAAACATTGTGGTAAACAATTTTGCAGAAAAGATTCATTGAATAGACATATTGGTACAATACATGCCAATATTATTAATCAAGCAAAACAAGTTAATGTTGTCAATGGAAATTATAATAATGTACAGCCTATAACCGTCGATAAAATTATTTACAAAGGTGATGTCACAATTAATAATAACAATAATTATTTTGTATTATGCCCGTTTAGTAAAGAGGAAATTGATAAGCTTACTACTGATGATAAAATATGTATTTTTTCTTCTGATGAAAATCCGATAATTATGATTGTATTCAAAACAAATTTAAATCCTAATGCAACAGAATATCATAATGTTGGATATCCGGATTTAAATAAAGGATACGGATATATATTTAATGGAAAAACATGGATAAAAAAAGAAATCCAATCTATTATCAATGAAATGTTGAATTCTAAACAGAAAGATTTAATAAAAATACATAATGAAATAAAGGATTTTCTTCCTGAAGAAGAAAATAAACTGATTGAAAATAAACTGATTGAAATAAGAAATTGTGTAGAACCTAGATTAGAAAATCATGTGAGGTCAAAAAAAAGATTAGTCACAAATTTAAAAACTCAATTATGTAACAACCGTCATTTATTGCATGAATCCATAAAAAGATCGGGAAAACCAATTATTGGAATAGAAATGAATAATAAAAGAAGAAATATATTGGGAAATATGACAACTGAAGAACTAGATAGATTGCTTAAACTTAAAAAAATAAATGAACAAAAATTAGATTTAAAAAAAGAATTAGCAAAAGATTTGTTACATCAAATTGATGAAATACAAGGAAATAATTATGATTCATTAATGAATTTAATTGATCAAACAAATGATATTAATAATATTAATATTATCACACGCTTGTTAAATAAAACATTTTGTTTCGGTAATGAAATTAATAATGAAATTGTGAAAAAACAAATCGAGAATGAAATTGAAATCAATAGAATATTATTTAACTAATAATTTTATTCAAATAAAATTATTAGTTATTATTACCATCGTATTCATGCCATTTGATTTGACATTTATTAAGGTAAGTTGCTCCATAACCATCAATTAAATGTAAAACATCCGAAAGATTTGGTGATACATTGGCCCCAGTATATTCATTTGGTGTTACATATAAATAGTGCTCATGTGGTGACATATTATTTTCCGGATAGGATGAAAGTAATAATTCAAAATATTGTTGACAATCAGAATTTGTTTCTAAATATTTAATAATATCATCAATAAGTGGTGGTTGTGTATGATTATACTGCCATCCAGACCATTCTAAATGTTTATCGCTGATATAATATTGATACAACCATTCTATTCCCACAAGATAATCAATAATAAGTTGGTCTATTTCTTTTTTGGTAATATTTGGTTTGACATACGTTTCATAATATTTATCTCGTAAATCTTTGAAAGACACATCATCCAACTTTATTAATTCAATATTAGCCATCCGAAAAATAGATCGATATGGTTCCATTGATTTATTCATTTTCTCTGTTTCCGACATATATGCACTGATTGATCCATGTTGTGTACTTGTTTGTAAATTAAATTCTCTTGGCATTAATTTGGTGCGAAACTTTAAATCTTTAAAATCTTCGGTATTATTTGTATACGTAATAAATTTCTCAAAAAATGCATAATTATTGTTAATATTTTCACAACCTGGAAATTTTAATAGTTTAGGTAAAACCAATAATAAATAAGAATCATTTATGTTTTGATGTATTTCTTTGTATAAATCTTGTACATCTTCTTTTTTAATAATATGTTGTTTGGTAAAATTCAATAATTTAGTATACGCTGTATTTAAAAATTTCATACAAGTAGCAAAATTAGAATTATTTATTTGTATTGGTTCCAAAGACAGATGATGGTATGAATTCTCCAGATTATCTTTTGTAATTGATAGGTTATCACAAAGTTTGTAATAATTATTGTATTTATTACCCATGGATTTTTCGATAGACATACTAATGATATCACTATTAATTGTTTTAAAAAATTCCAACAAATATCGATAATTTAGTTTGCCATTATCAACAAAATGTAATTCTGATATGGATATTTTTAAACACGATTCACAAACAAAATCAAAATGTTGAGTTATTTCAAGTGGTTCTAATTTTGGTAAAAAATCGTTCCCAAATACTACTAACATAAAAAATAGATCCAACATTTTATCCTGAGAAATTTCTTTACCTATTTTATTTGAAAAATATTTTTGAAAATTATTAACCAATTGTCTTAAATCAAAAAATTGGTACTGATTTTTTTTTTGATAATCTATTCTAAAATTATACAATTTTTTTCCATCAAATTTTTTATTACCACTCAATAAACCAATAAGTATAAGCATATCAGAATCAGGACTCATAATACAAAAACTATCATAACAACTATGCTCATTCATTGCATGAATTATTTTTTTTTCTCCTTCGCCTTTAATATTGAGAGTGGAAACATCAATATCCAAACCAATATCCAAATGAAAAAGTGCTTGTTGTATTTTATCCATAAATTTGGTTCCTGCACAAATCATTGACCGATGATAAAATAGATCAATTTGATAAATACTATTATTTTTAAATTTATATTTTTTTACAATATCCTCCCTGATATTGTTCATATGCGCGCCAATATATCTTCTATTTCGCTGTTCTTTAATTTTTGCCATGGATGGAGTTCCGTCCAGTGCCAAATAAACTTTTTTAATCCAACCCTTATTTAAACTACATATTAGCATTCGCGTATAATTAATTGTTTCGTGAAATATAATATCGGATATTTTATTTTCTAATTGAATATTTTTATGGATTTGACTGTAGGTCGCGCCGAGTTGATATTCTTCATTGTAATAATCTATTTTATCCACAACTTCTTCCATATCTAAATCTAAATCCAAATTATAATCATTTGGCACTTTGATTTGTGGTAACAACATATTAGCAATATTATGTTCACGGTAATAGGTGAAATATAATATTTCATTGAGTTCAGTAATGGTTTTTTGCAAAACATAATGAATATTGGCGTTATAATCTATCAATAAACATTCAATTACTGGTACATTTTCTATTAGAGCATCCTTAGTAGCAGGATGTTTCAGTATTGTTCCCATTAATCGTAACACACCCATTTAAATATAATTTTTTGATTAAGGCTATAATATGTTATAATAGAATATAGCAAATTCAATTTTATTTTATTAAATTAATATTTTTATTAATTTAATAAATTAGGTATTTTGATTTAATTTTTGGGAATGGCCAAATCTCTAAACAAACTTCCACGGAAAGTATAAAATTTGTTACGAATTACTCCCAATTTGGCATGAGCACCAGTATCAGATTTATAAACATTTCTCATAACATCATATTTGTGCATGAAAACCATCATGTTGGAAATAACATTTTCCAATTCTGATACTCTGGTATCAACATCAATATTATTACGAATATCCACAAGAAGTTGTTCGGTATTTCGTTTTGTTTCATTAAACAAATGACTAAGGAAACTCATGGTTTTTTCTCTGCTCTGACCGCTAGAATATCTTGTGACTGATGTAAAATAGGCTGTATCCTCAGCTAAATATCTATTTTCGACAATTTTAAGTTTAGCACCATCTCTTAAATCACCAATAACCTTAAAAGTTGTATTAATATCTTCAATGGATAATTCGGGCCATTCGTCTTTTTCTTTTGATTCATTTAGTTTTTCTTCAAGGTGAATTGTTTCGGCCGTATCTAAATCTTTGGATATTACTGGGGAGTTTTTGGGTTCCTCTTCAGTTACCGGTTTATTATCATTCATGTTTGTCTCGGATTCTTTCTTACTATTCATATTAACTATAGTATTATCGTCATTTTTAATATCAATTTTTTTAATATTTTTTCCACTAGCCATACTACTTTCTATATCAGATAAAATTTCTAAAGCAGTACCACGATTATTTTGCTCAAATGGTTTAAATTGTAAATAATTTGGTTCCGAACGTGATGTATTTTGTGTTTCGGTTTTTTCTATTTTTTCCGTTTCAATAAAACTTTCTTTTACTGTTAAGCCTTCTTGTTCAATAAATTGGTCCATTTTTTTTTCAATATTCGAACAATTTGAACAATTTGATGTATTTTTATTTGGTTCGTCTTTTGGAAGTTGCTCCTGAATAGATTTATTTTCTGTAATAACCATATTATTTTCTAATTTATCATTTACCGAACTAGTATCGGATTTTTTTACGGAATTTAATGATTGACTGTGTTGATAATCAATATTCATTTGATCCGATACTACTACTACCTTGTCCTTCGATAGCAGCGAAGGCTGTTCTCTCGGAGGCAAGGCTATTTCCATTGGCTTCGCTAACGGAAAAACCTTGTCCTTCGATAGCAGCGAAGGCTGTTCTCTCGGAGACAAGGCTATGCTGGAAACTTCATTTCTAAGCATTACAAGTGGATTAGTTGTATTTTCCGATAGGTGTTTACTGCAGGATGACGATGTCTTATCCACTATTTGATCCATTTTATTGAAAGGATAAATGATCTTACTCTGGGTGCTGAGAAGTTTTTTGATACCGTATTTCTTCTCGGAATTTTTATTTTGATTCATGTCTATTTGATTAGATTCCTTATTAGTTGATTCGTTATTATTATCACTAGAATGATTAGTATTCAAATATTTCGAACCAACATTTGTATTATCTGTTTTAGGAGCATTATTAGTAGTTTGTTTTGATTTATTATTTTTTAAATCGAAATTAAGTATATTTGGTTTATTTATAGATGCACTAATTTTTTTATCTTTCTTTTGTTCATGCATACTATTAGAAACTGATGATTGAACCATTTTTTTAGAATTTGCTGCATTTGCTGCATTATTTCGACTTGCCGATTTTCCAGAACGTGGCATTCCATTTTGGGAATAATCTGTCATTCCTGGAAGTGGAGATATTAATGATGGGAACGCATGGGTTTGCGGCATCATAATATCATCAAATAGTGATGAGGAAAATGATGAATTCGCATTAGTTTGTGGTGCCATAATATCGTCAAAATGTAATGAGGAAAATGATTTGTCAACATTATTATAGACATTCCTAAAATTATCCGAAAAAAAACTATTGTTTGCCATTGTTACAGCATCTCCTAACATATTATCCTGTTTATGTTGTGATCTTCTTTTCTTTGTGCGCACATTCATTCTTAATTATGTAATGGATAAAAAAATTTTATATTGAACATATATTATATTATATTATAAACTGGATGAAGTAATTTCAATTTTTTTCGTTAAAAATTAATATTTTCACTTTGTATCGTTTATATAACAATTAAAATAATAATTTTTTTTTAAGAGAGAGTGCATAGTAATATAATTTATTTGTTACTAGTATAATGCGCGTAATATCATACATTATATTGGGCATAATTATTCTAATATTTTTAACACCAATCAATAATTTTAATACCGGTAAAGATATAATAGATTATCCACTGCACGCATTTTATCATGCAAATACATCACATTTAATAGCTAATAGTATTTCATTATTCAGTTTGTCATTTATTGAAGAAATAATTGGATGGAAACAATTTTTGTTAGCGATGGTTTTTCTTTGGATTTTTTCCAGTATCATATTGTACATTATACATTTAATCTTACCATCCAGAAAAGTTTATACCATTGGATTTTCAGGAGTTATTTTTGGTCTTATGGTTATTTATTATTCACTTTTGAATCAAAGTCCCGGTATTACTTTGGTTGGATTGGTTATCAGTATTTTGCCACAATTGGCTATCAAAGGTATCAGTTTTGAAGGACATCTAAGTGGTATCATTGCAGGTATATTATATATATTATTATTTCCAGTTCCAAAAGGAAAAATGAAATAAGCAAAGCAAATGTGGAATATTAATTAAAAATTTTTAATTAATATTTTTTTTTTAGTGTATTGTTCCGAATATCTTATCGAAATCTTTTGATGATGTAAATGTAATTGCTTGATCCCTAATACCACATACCATAATTTGTAATTGTTTTTCTAGCTCCTTGCCTGATTGTTCGTTATAATAAAGAGTATATTCCTTTAATGGTATAACCTCATTTTTCTCACCGTCATAATCAACCATATGACTTTCTTTTTCGAAAACAATTAAATCCGAACTATTATATTTCCTTTTGATAAGGTTTAAATATTTTTCTTCGAGCCATTCACTTCGAATTTCCCTAACCTTAAAAAGTGCATACGATAATTTAGTTTCGGTATTTTTAGATGATTGTAAAGCATTATCAAAAGTAGTACCATTTAATAGTAATCCAATAATATCACAATCATCAACAAGTTCAAAAGGAAGACATGCTGTTGCACCTGAAAAAGAACATCCAGATGCATTACGATGACCACCGCCACCAAACCTGGTAGCGATTTTTGAAACATCCATTCTATCATTGGTCGATCTTAAACTACATGCTGTTTGATTTTTATAGATGTCAAAATTCCAAACACAGGAAAAATCTCCAATAGGATATTTATTAAATACTTTGTTACCAATATCTGATTTTAGTTCCGGACAGTTAGAATACAATACTACGGCATATTTATTATCAATTTCCTGAATCATACATGAAGCCTTATTAATGATTTTTTCTATCAAGATTTTTTGGTATTCTAGCCATTGTTCCCCAATTTGGATTGCTTTTTCGACGGTTTCTTCTTTGAGATATGTTTCCCAAAGTTCAAAATCAAAATCCTGTTCATAAAAATAAGTCACGAATTCCGAAGTTTTTGGAACCCTATGTGTCCAAATATCTCTATCCTGAATGTGTGATAAAAATTTGGGAATTGAGACATCCGGATAAAAAAAATCCCATGTAATACCACAACCGGATCTATCCATATCAAAAATTTTTAAATCTGATGGAATTTTAGCCAAATCATTTTCGGCTGTTTTATGATGATCTAATATCATAAAAGATTGCGCAATATTAATAATTTGAATTAATTGATTGTACTTGTACGAAAAATCACACATTAAAATATTTTTTCCAAACATATCTTTCAAAAAATCTTCTGGCAAATCAATATTTTTTTGATAATAGCATGGAATGTATTTTATTGCATTAGCATATTCTAAACCTTTAGTTTGTTTGAAATAGTACCAAATTACAAAAGCCGAACCAAAACCGTCAGAACATGAACCATGATAAAGTACAATATCGATATTATTTTTATTGAGAATCTTACAAGTAAGCGAGTTATCCATTAAAAAATCCATATTGTTGTATATAATTTGTTTAATATACAATACGATCGGCTTCGATTTATTTATTCAATTTTTTTATAATTTATCGTATTAACTAAATATGATAAATTATAATTGAGGAGTGGTCAGTGAGTATTAGATATCAATCATTTTTTTTGGTTTTCCAACTACTTTCCTCCTGATAGATCTTTTTTTGGTATCTGATTTTTTTTCTGTATCTGATATAATTGTTGTTGTATTCGTTAATTTATCTAATTCGCTACAAAGATTAATATAGGTAGATTTGAAATCCGTAATCATTTCTTTCGGGGCTTCTGAAACCCATTTGGCGCATAATTCTTTAATATAATCAGCCTTTAATTTGAAATGTTTTTTGACAGCATTTTCGAATCCTTTCACTGGATTTTTGATTGCGTCAACCATAGCATACTTCATGCAATTTAACCTAACCGATTGGTTATATTTCATTGATTCTTTCTTTCCACGTTCAGTTGCATAATCTTTTTCATATCCTGGTTCGTTGAAATATGGGTCAGGAATCATAACAAGCGATTGAATTGATATCATTATTTGCATCATGGTAGATATTCCCGGTATCCACGATTCTCCTGCTTGTGCTGACCAGGTACCAAGAATTGATAAACATACTTTACCATCAGCATACAAATTAGGACCAAAACGAACAGAACCGTTACCAGTTGTATAAATATTTACCTTTGGATTTTTATTTGGATAATCCGTCGGACAATACATTTTAAAATGGAAACAACCCGAATCATATGGTGTTCCATCTGGACCTGCAATGATAAATTCATGATATTTCATATTGGCTAGTGTATATCTATAAAATATACTTGATTCTAATTCCAATGGTAAACTTCTAGTGTGGGATAATAATTCTTTAGCAATCTGTCTTGTTGAATTAACTGTAATAGTTTTCGTATTTTCTTTTTCATTTGCATCCTTTACGAGTTTACTGAATGATCCCAAATCCATACTATTATGTTCACAACATACTTCCTCTGCGAGGTCTGCTTTATAAATTTCGCGCAAAGTTTTTTTGGATTCAATAATAGCTTCTTGTTTTTTCTTGCTTGCTTCGTATAGCTCCAATTGTTTTACTTGACGGTTAAGTTTTTTGAAGAAACCAACGAAATTGGAAATAAGACTTGTTTCTTCATTGATTTCACCAAAGTTACCGCCTGATGTTTTTTCCATTGTTTTAAGATACATCTGACAATCTGTATCAATTTCAAAAAAGATTTCATACAAAGATTTTTCATTTGGTTCGTCTTTAATAACAAAAAGAGGCGTAAATTTATTTGTCATAATTCGCAAAGAATTAAGCAATAATTCAAATTGGTCAGGTGATTTTAATAATTCCAATACATTATTTCCATGGAAAAATGCTTTAAAATACGGAATAAAACAGGAGTTTTTGATAATCTCGACAGCATCTATGTTAATACTATTTGTAATAATTTTCGTTAATCGTTTTGTAATATTTTTTATGCATCCGGAAAGTTGTTTGTCCCGTTGTTCTTTAGCTTTTTTGGTTGATTGGATATCCCATTCTGCTAAACCGGAATGACCATATCCAGTACCACTTGTCCAATGTTTTGATTTGTTATTACCAATAATATTTTTGCCAATATTTTGAGTATTTTCTTTAATATTTTTAAGTTCATCCAATGATAAAAATGAATTAATTCTAGCAGGTATTTCCGATAAAAGTGATAAATCGGTCAAATCATTTTCTAAATCATCGTAATTTTCAGTTGATGAATCAATTTCACCGTACTGATTCATTAAACTTCTAAAATGTGTAATAATGGTATCAATACTAAATAATGGACTCCATTTACTCAAAAGTAGACATTCCATTGTGGCAATTCTACTATTCATATAATTACGCAATCTTGGTGATACTAACCTAACTTTAGGAGGATAAAATGGATACAATTTACTATCAATTTGAATATCAATTTCAACAGTAGTATTATATTGTACAATGTCACGATAAATTTTGGATGATGTATCAAAAAAATCTTTATTGAATTTTAGTTTCAAATGGTAAATATTATTATCAACTGGCATAACATTATAATGATTCCTTAAAGCTGAATAATAAATTCGCTTAAATTCATTGATGATTACACGAATTGCACTGGTAGAGCTGAATGATTTTTTAATTTTGGAAGAGTTTCCAAAATCCATTTGTTCTTGTAATTTTTGGGCATTGGCATAAAGTTTTTCCATATCAAACGGAAGTTTTCTATTTTTTGTATAACTACTTAAATCCAAATATAAGCCCATACTATCATCCACATCCGCAAAAGTAATTTCATTTTTATTTATTGGTTTTTTTATTACGGAATTATTTTTATTTTCTTTTTTATCGTTTGGAACAGATTTATCGTTTGGAACAGATTTTTTTATGGCAGGTTTGGCGCTTGATTTTTTAGTGCATTTTTCTTTGGCGCATTCTTCTTCATCTTCAGAAAAATCATCATCGGAGATAAATTTTATAGTCTGTGGATCGTTTTTTGCATCGCTTTCATCATCGCTTATATAATCGCTTTCATCATCGCTTATATAATCGCTTTCATCATCGCTTATATAATCGCTTTCATCATCGCTTTCCATAGGTCCAATCTTATCGTCCGGTTTTTTTCCTTTGGCAGGTTTTTCAATATCTGCGGAAAGTATATCTGAATCACTATCTGAATCACTAGCAGGATCATCGTCAGTGAATTTCTTAACAGCGGCAACTGCTTTTTGAATATCTGCTGAAAATTTATCCGAATCACTATCCGAATTATAATCCGAATCATCGATAGTCATTTTCTTAACAGCAACTGTTTTATTTGTCACTACTGTAGATTTCATATGTTTATCCCAACGGGCTTGTATAATATCCATCATTTCATCTTCTTCCATTTCGGGACTATCCTTTTCCAATAGTTTGATATTTTTAGAGACAAATTCATCAAATACCTGACTTGTTGATACTTTATTTTCTATCTGATTTACAGATTGTTTTGGTGTTTTCGTTTGTTTTTTGATAATAAACTCAGAACCCAAATCAAATATTTCTTCATCCTCTGGTCTATCATCACTCAATTCAGAAGTTTTTGGTGATTCTATCATTGGCACTACCTGCTGCTCCGGAGACAAAGTTATATCATGATCGGTATTCTCAATATTCTCCGTATCCATTGGTAAAACAGATGATGATAGCACATTATTTGTATATACTGTTTGATCCGATGATTCATTTATAACATTTGTTAGTTCTTCAAAATTAATTTGAACATAATCATCAGTTTCATTTTCCTTAATCATTTCCGGAAGAGGCACTAATTCTGGTTCTATTGCTGGAGTTTCGTTTGATTTCATATCTGTTTTGGTCCACGATAAATTTAAACCTTCCGCAAAATCATTATTATCAGCTTCTAAAATTCGATTAATCAAATCAATATCAGAACTCATATTCATCATTTGTTTATTAGCTTCGTTTTTAATTTGAAGTTCATTCGCCAAATTTAATTGGTAATTTATAATATCAATAACATCAGTATTAATATCTCCTTGACTATATATTCCAGTAGGTGTTAAGTATTGCAAAATGTCACTATTATCAACAATATCTGGTTGGGATTTTGTTACTACTTCACTAATTGTATCGCTAATTGTTTCGCTAATTGTTTCGCTAATTTCTGGCATAATTTCCGCCACAACTTGTTCTGCGTTTATCTCGACAATATAATTTTGGATAGATTTTTCTTCTGGTTCAAGATCAACCATTTCAGTTTCAGTAACGATTGAATTTTCACAATTATCATTATTTTTATCCACAGTTGTAACATTTGGACTATTCCATTCTTCCATTTCAATTTGCGCATTCGGATTAAATATTACATGTGGTATCGGACTTTCATTATTATCCGTTTCTATTTTTTTTAATTGTTTGTATTTAATAAATGTTGTTGCTAAATGAGTCAAAATACGTTCTATTGAAAGAACTTTATTTTCAAATTGTTCATTTGCCTTAATAATAAAATTTAAAGGCGTAATATCAGAATAAATAATTTCATAACAAGAAAAACCCCGTTTGATATCTGGATAAGATTTAGGATGTATAATTTCAATGGTGTGAGTTTTACCATGTTCCATTGAAATAATAATTTTGTTTTCAGTATACGAAACAAATTTTATACCATCATATTTATTTTTTGAAAACCATTCATTTACTTCATTTTGGACACTTTTCGGATTTGTGATCTGAGTTGGTGTCTGAAATTTTGAAAAATTATTTTTGGGATTGTTATGATAAGACCTGTTATAAGATGTGTTTTTATTCATATTCTTAATGGTTTAAAAATTAATTATTACATTATTATAATATGGTGTGTATATTTCAATTTTTTTTGCATTAAATCAAAAAAAAAATAGTTATTCAAAAATTATTATATAACAATTTTTGAATCATAACATTAGTTATAAAAAGACACCGAAATATAATGCATATACTTATATGGACAAATCAAAAAATAAAAATACATCAATTCAAATTTCCGAAGAAAATTTTTCTAAATTAAAAGCCATATTAGAAAAATTAAATATCAATATTGATTCTAATTTGGATGGTGATGCTAGGAATGAAATTTCCAAGCATAACCTGCCACTAAAGGGACAAGGTGATAATATTTTACAAAATATGCTACCAGAGGTATCCGTACCAAATATTGAACAAGAAACAAAAACAAAACAAACTAAAATACAAGATTATGAAGATATTTTAGAACCAATCACTCCAGAAGATTTGGATGATACTTTTTCTCCTGACAATAATGGTTCTAACGAAATTATGCCAGATGATATAATTAATGAAGATCAAGAACTTGGTGATAGTAGAGAAAATTTAGATATATACAATGATGATTTAGATTTAGCATCAGATGATGACAATGATAATATAATTGATACAGTAAAAAATTTTTTTCCTTGTCATCAATCATCACTTCCAGATACAGAACATAAAATGGTTGGTGAAGCAGATAGATTTAGGATGTTAACAAAAGAACGATACCAACAAATTCCCAAAAAAGACACATTTAATTCCGTGATACCAGTTGAAAAATCATCTCAAAATGTTAAATCCACGGAAACCATGTATCGACATATGTTAAATCAAATGCCAGTATCTTCGGTACAAAATCCGATAGATAAATTGGATAAAAATTATACATCTAAAATACTTAATGACATAAGTAAAATTATATCAGACCATGATTATTTGGAATCAAATAAAATGCCCAAAAATACTATCCATGAATTAACAGATGCTAGTGATTTTAATCATAAATCATTATTTGAAGAATATAGTCCAACAGACACTAATGAAAATAAAAAAAATGAGGAATCTACAAATGCTAAACAAAATATCAAGTCAAAAATAGAAGTATTAAAAATAGAAAAAAAAATTACACTCAATATTGGTGGTAAAAAATTCAATCTTAAAAAAAATTTATTGAAATATTTGGGTATCAATTATAGTAGATTACATAAAATAATAAAAGATGATGGACGTACAGTTTATTTTTTAGATAGGGACCCATACTATTTTAGCAAAATAATTAATTTAATTAAATTATACGGTACAGAACAGGAAAAAATACTAGAGCGTATTGATGATTATTCAGAACAATTAGTTAGTGAATTATGTTTGTACGGTTTGTTAGACAAAAAATTCAATCCAAGACCCAAATTAAGACTAAAACGAACAGTTACTTTTCCTTCTAGACACGATGATGTAGTAAAAATAATTGCAGGTGATCAATTATTTGAAACATCTTCTGTGATTTTATCAAAAAGTAATTATTTTGATACCAAATTAAAACTAAGTCGATCAAAACAATTTTATTTAGCCGACGTAGATCCAAAAATTTTTAGATATGTTTTAAACTTTTTAAGGACAGGAGAACTTTATATAAATAATGCTGATATTATTGAGCTGCTAAATAATTACGGTATCGAATATGAAAAATTAGAAAACAAAAAAATAAACGAAAATATTGTATCACATTATGTATCATGTAGCATGGATTCTGTCAATAATCAGATTATTAATTGTGTTAATATTTTAGATCCAAGATTAAATCCGATACCAAATACTAATATGCTATATCAATTTATGGATAATAAATATTATTATCCAGAAAATATGTTTGTATCACCAAATGTAGAAAATATTAATATTATTACTACAGACAGTAAACTTTTATTTGGTTCTGATATTATATTTAATTTAACGGATTCAAGTAAAAATATGGGTGATTGTATTGAAGATTTATTACTATGTATCGATATACCTGTTCTTAAACCAACAGAACAGTGTGAATATATTGACATGATAGAATATCTCCTAATTGAATATATTGGTATTGTATATGATGATGGTACAAACAAAAAAATAATATTACAAACAAACAATGATTTACTTTACATTTATCCAATAATATATACACACCAGGCCAATGACTATCATGAAATGACAAAAATCAATGATAAAAAAATGAAACTGTTTTATGACAATAATTTAATCGATATTTATCGTATAATACTTCCATTATTTTTATTTAATAATAAACAAAATGGCTTACCAATAAAAAAACTAATAAATGATAAAAAAATGGCGCAAATGTTTGTCAAAATGGCGCCCACCAAAAAATTATTCAAAAATAAAATAAAAGATATTCCTTTATTGAATATTTATTTGGTATCGAATTTTGTTAATCTAGCACCAACGATGAGTTTTGTTGAGGATCCGCATAATAAACCGCAAACCATTACCCAAATACCAATCAATACAGAACTTAAAACACAACCAATGTTATATTTATATGAAAAAATGCATCCAATAATTGTACCAATTCAAACAACACCAAATCCTATTTTTGATATTGCATTTATACCGTTAGATAAATTTGGATTTATCAAAGATTTCTTTTTTACCATAATTGAAAAAGATGATTTTATTGCTAATCGTATTGATAAATTTTCTGATAGTTTGGTTGAATTAGAAATTCTACAAATAAATGATGTTATCGACTCACAAGGACAACCGCAAAAAACACTGGTTCCTTATTGTAAATTGGATTCATCTATGCTAAATTATTATATACCACTCAAACGTTTAGGACATAAACTTCCCAATGGTATTTATTATTACAGTTTTAGTTCTGATCCAAAATGTAACCAAATTTTAGGTGGATTACTAGGTATGGGTTATATGATAAGAATAAAAGTTAAAAAAATGGATGGAGTTATTAAATTTTATGCTAATGAATACTACAAAGAAATATTTTGAGGTTTGATCGATTTATATTCTCATTAATGTTTTTTTTTCATACATGATATGAAAAAAAAAATTTCTATTAAATTTTCATCTAAGACCTAAATCCGGAAAACTATTTTTGAACATTTTTCCGGTTGCGGCACGAATATCTTTTTCAACATCTATTGACCAAACGACTTCACCTTCAGATTCCCTATGGACATCTTCTATCATCAAATCCAATATTGGCTTCATGTCCGATTTTTTAATAGTCTTATCGTCTTTTGTTTGTAAAAGACGATCAATAACATGATTGAATCGTTGTGCAGTGACCCATTCATTAGTAATTTGAATAGCATCATCCATAATTTGTAAACGTTGTCCTAATGGTCTGGCACTTTTTATTTCCCAAAATTCAGCATTTTTGTGTTTAAAAATCATTCTTTTGTTATCAACATAGAGTTCATTAATTGGTTTAACAACTATTCCTTCTCTCGGTTTGCCATGATCCATACCATTTCTAATTGCCTGTGTTGATTCAAGATTTGATTGTTGTTCTATCCATTCGGGCGTATTTGGTCCACGATGATAATCAACAAATTCTAATCCAAGTTCAATGGCAATTTTTTCGGCATCAGGTACATCCAAAAATTTAGAGGATTTTTCTTCGCAGCTCTGATTAGTAGATTTGCATTCGCAACTCAGATTACTTGATACAAATATGTCAAATACAATAAATCGTAATTTGGCACCATAGGTTTTGCACATTCCTTGTTGTTTACCACCATATCCTTCTCCATGAATTTTAATTATAGACCAATTATTTGCCAGAGAAATTTGGTCGAGTTTCTTTTCTAAAAATTCTTCATTGAAAAGAGCTTTAAAATCATTATTTTTTTCTCCGCCGGAATGATATTTTAGTTTTTCATTTGGTATATAGGTAATCCATGTAGATGTTCCGTGGATTTTTTCCATTGCATATACTTCTTTAAAATTTTCAAAGAAAAATGGACATTTATAGAGTGACAGAATATGCATATAGCCCATTTTGATGTAATTAATTAATAACCAAGTAAATTATATCGTATAATATGATAATTTATCAATTATTCATGCATCCAAAAATTTTGTTCGTTGGTCTGGAGGTAAATAGTTTTGGTGTTCTGGTTTAACATTAAATATTTGGTAATATTCATTCAAATGAGAAAATGGAGCATTAACTCGGATAATATTAGGTGAATGAACATCATATTTCATGGTATATTCAATGGCATTATCATTTTCAATAGTTCGAAGTGTTTGAGCCCATCTTTCGAAAAACTTTTTAAGGTGGTTTTTTTCTGTAATAGTTAAATTATTCGGATCAGTATTAGGCATATAATTTTTAATATATGTCCTGAGACTTAATTTTAAACCAGCGATATCAGCAATATTTTCCGATATTGATAATTCTGAATTCAATCCGATATTGTTAAATGATATATTGGAATAATGATTTTTAACTTTGGCAACTTCATTATGATATTTTTTATAATCATTGTGCGTCCACCAATTATACAAATGCCCATAGTGATCAAATTGTGCGCCATTATTATCAAAACAATGCATAAATTCGTGTCCAATTATGGCACCAAGACTTCCATAATTGTATATCGGATCTACTTGTAATTTAAAAAACATATCATTGATAACACTCGTTGGTATATATATAATATTGGATAATGGATCATAATATGCATTTACAATAAATGAAAAAACATCATTATTGGTTGCCAAATAACATTTATTAATTGGTTTACCGATTAAACCAATTAATTTATTAAAATAAAAAGAATCAATAATCATTAAATTATCATAAATATCTTCTCCTAATTTTGGTAATTCCGATAAATCAATGTAGTAGTCCTGTTTACCAACAATCATATCTAATGTACTCAATTTATTTATTGCTTCTGATTTTGTTTTTTGACCAAAAAATGTTGTTTTTTCAAAAATATCAATACAATATGATTTCATATTTAGAAACATTTGATAAATACTTTTGTTTTTTTGGCAATCGCCGTATTTTAATTCGTAAATTGATTCCAAATAATAACCGAATTTATCATAAAACAGTTCTACAATAATTTGTTTTTCGGTAGTAGGTTTCAATAAAATATTATCAAATAAATCAATTGTAAATAAGAAACCATATTTTTTGACCAAACAATAAACTAAATAATCTTTTGTCATTGATAATATTTTTTTGTTCATTTTCTGTAAAAATTTCTTGATAAAAATTAACGCTAGCTCATTTTCATAAAAAATATGCATTACATTACTATTGGGTTTGGCATTTATTTCTTTTAATATTATTTTCCAAAAATGTCCAGTATCGAATTTTTTGAGAAATTCATTATAATTAACAGAATGATATGTCATACTTGGATCATTTAATTTATCCATGGATAAATTGCTTTTGGAAAATAATATTTCAAATGTTATGATGTTTTTAATAAATTTCGTCATTGATTTACTTTTGTAACCCCAATATTTTGTGACGTACTGGTAAATTGTTTCGAGTAAATTTGATAAAACATTTACTAATTCAAAGGATTGTTTGTCGTATAATTCTTTCGATTCGAATGTCAATGGAATTTCTCCCAAAGCCAATACATAAATATCCGGACATTTAAAATGTGGTATTACCGAAACAGTAAATAATGTTGTAATACCAATATTATTAAATATTCGGATAATATTTGCTAGATCTGTGACATTATTAATATTAGTAATTAATGTTATTAAATTATTCATGGTTTTTGAGTAATTTTTTTTATCAAAATAACTGTTTTTCATTCTGACTATATTATTCAATATCTCATCGGAACCTAATCCGGCTTCCATAATAAATTTATACATTTTCTCATCAATTGTATCCTGAATAATGGTAAAATTATTAAATGATGATTTATTATTGATGGAATTTTTATGAAATTGTTTCCATATGCTATTGTAATAGCAATCTAGATCATTTTGAGGAATACATTCTAAAATATTTTTTGATTCCATAATAATATATATTGTTATTACGATATATTATTTTAATTAATATTTGTAAATAAAATAATGTAGGATACAATATCTTTTAAAAATATGTGCGTTGTTTTGTAATACTAAAACCACTAGAAAATAAATATGGACGAAGTCCATATTTATTTAACTAGCTAAAAATATAATAGCTTTGCTATTATATTTTAACTAGTGTTTCTGTTATCTTTTTTGCGAAGCAAAAATAGATAAAGAAAAACGAATATGTGTATTTTTTTTGAGAGCCGGATAACAATTTATATATGGAAACTATTCAAATTTTGGTAGGTAAACTCAGCCTCTACAAAAAAATAAGTATTTGTATTGTATAGAATGGCTGAATTATTAAAAGCAAGCTATACACTTGGTGTAACCCTTTTATTGGTTGCAATGATTATCAAAAAAATTAAAAAATTAGAAGGCATCGAAACAGATGAAATTACAATGGACCTAATTAACAAATATCTTCCAGAAATTGAAAAATATTTGCCACAAATTAGAGAACAATTACCAGAACTAACTAAATATTGTGCGAATAACAGTGTCAGTGTTATTAAATGTGAATCGGACTGTCATCATATTGATGTAGTAAATTCGGATAACAGTGATTATAAAAAATTATCAAAATATTTCAAATCGGAAGAAGAATTTGACAAATATTGGGATAATGATCATGATACATCTAGTTATGTTCAAATCAGTCATAATCACAAAAATCCCGATAATAAATCTAAACAAAATGATTATTATTGTTCTATTAATAAGTATCATAAAATTTGCTGTGATAAATGCAACAATGATAGTAACAAAAAGAATGACACCAGTGATAATTCCCAAAAATATTACTGCGATAATGATGAGAATAATGATAATAGTGATAATAATGATAATAGTGATAATAATGATAATAGTGATAATAGTGATAATAGTGATAATAGTGATAATAGTGATAATAGTGATAATAGTGATAATAGTGATAATTACATTGTTCTTGAAGATGAAAATTTTGTTTCAAAGTATCATAAACTATATGAGTATAATTTTGATAGTGATGATAATAAAAATAGTGACAATAATAATTGTAATAAATGCGATGATCCACACAAAATAAATGAAAATAACGAATGTAAATATCATCATAAGAACCAGAAGTTGTGTTCCTGTGAAAAAACAAATGAAATTGATGATCGTATTAAAAAAATTAAATTACAACTTGATAAATTATCTGACCCAGATGATGATGATGATGATCAAAATGATTATCATAACAATGATAAAGTATATATTGAACACATTGATAAAATAGAATATGATGAAATCACGGAAGAACAAGAAAAATCTGCCGGCGAATGGGATTTATGCGAATTTAAAAAGAAAGTTCGCAAGCCCTGTAAATATGAATGTGGTGAATTTGCGATTGATGAAGATTTAAATATTTTCAAAAACAAGGTCATCAAAAAAGCAAACATAATAATTTCTTGCTACAAAAAGAAATTATTGGAATGCGACGAGAATAAGTGCGCATTGGAAAAATGTTTAGAAAAATATAAACATCGAAATAGAATATTATCAAAAAAATTGGATAAATGTCACAATCTTTTAGAATGTTGCGAAAAACAAAAAAAAGAAATTATGCATAAAACAAAAAAATGCGAAAAGAAACTATCTATTCTTCTAGAAAAATATCATAAACTTGAACATGATTACAAAAAGAAAAAAGATGAATTATGTAAATGTCGTGATAAAAATAAAAATTTATCAGATGAAATTATCACCATTAAATCTGAACTCAAAAAATGTTTGAATGATAAACACAAAATAAAAGAAAAAGTAGAATATTTATACTGTACTTTGGAAACATGTAAAAAAGATAAAAGCCATTTACTCAAAGTAATAACCAAACTTGAAGAAAAAAATAAAAAATGTGAACACGAAAATACTAAATTGGAATGTTTGGTAAGAGAATTAAAAGAAGAAATTGAAAAATTAAGAAAAAAAGTAAGATTACTTATTCATCAAAATAGTGAATTACGCAAAGAAAATGCCGATCTTAAAAAACAATTAGGAAAAATATTATCCAATCTTAAATGTTTGTGTGATAAATATAATGCACTTCGGGAAAAATGTAAGGACAAAAAACATTATCGATATTAATTGGTTATGGTTTACTGGTATTCGTCTTTGTAATCCGTAATGACAAAATCTGACATATCTAATTGAATATCATCTGGGTAGTAAATCTATATAAAAGTATATAAATTTTTTAAGAGTTCTTCAACCCTTGAGTATCCCCATTTACTCTTATCCACTGGCTAGGCTTCGTGGACGTTTAGATTTACCGGATTA